TTCTGTTATAGTTACCTTGATTGTAAACTTTTATAGAGAAAAAACAAAACAAAAAGAATTAGATAAATTAGAAAATTTATCTACAATACTAGAATGTGCATATTGTAAAACCAAAAATCTATTGATATTCGTTCCTGATCAATATGAAAAATCAAATTTTGTTTGTACTTCCTGTGAAAAGGAAAATACAGTTATTTTACAATTTGTTGTGGCAAGAACAACAGACGATTTGCCTCCTATAAATTCTATTTTAATAAATGAAGACAAAAAATAAATCTAATAAATTATTGAATTTCAATAATAAATTACAAGTTAAAGACGATTCTCTTTATATGGCAAGATGGATTGCTTTGTATGAAGCAATAAACATGATAGCTGAAGAAGCGTCTGAAAGAAAAAAGAATTTTGAAAAATTAAAATTAAGTCCAGTTAAAATTAAAAAATATATATCTAGCGTAGAAGATCATATACAAAAAAAATTATTAGAGACTCAATCAAATAATACTTTTTTCAGAATTTAATAATCTCCGTATACACTATCATTACTACACGGATTCTCTACATAAGAGAAATTTTCTTCTGAAGCTTGTTCTAATGAATCATTGTCGTCTCTGTTGTTATTTCCGACACCAGGACCAGGAGAACCAGGTTCATGACTGTATTCATATCTTCTAGCCTTAAAGAACCACAAATAATGACCTCCTAATGGGTTTATTTGAAACTCGTCTATGACTTCCGTTAATTCATAAACAGTTGCGCCTCTTTTTGGAAAATGTATTCTATCAGAACCAAATTCTGTTAATTCAACCACATCACCCGCCTTTGGCTCAGAATCAACACCAAAAATATCTTCATACATCTTAGGATGTATAACACCATTTAAATCACTATCAGCAACGATACCAAACTTAGAAAGAAGATAACTATCATTATTTAAATTCAATAAAACAATAAGTTCTTTTCCTTCACCAAATCCACTAACAGTATCTTCTCCATATAATGTATCAACCGAAGTTAAAGAAGTAAGATTAGAAAAGAATTTTATTTCTTGTCCATACATTTGTATCTGTTCTTTGTTCCAATTATCAAAATTGGTTCTTTCATTCAGATTTATTTTTTTATTTAAAAATCTTACGCTTTCCATATTTTATTTTTTCTTACAACCCAATATTTTGAACCTCTTCTTATTAAGACTAAATCAGTTCTTCCTAGTGATTTAGTAAAATCACCATTTTCTTTAGAAATATTTCTATTAAATATTTTTGCTAAGTCCTGTGCTATTTTTTCGTTTGGTATAGGACGTTGTTTTAGGTTTTTATTTACTTTAAATTGTTTAATAATATAATGTGATCTTTTTATATTATCTGATCTAGGAACAAAATTTAAATGCTTACGATCAACTGTATTTCTATTTAATGCTTGTGTATGTTTTCTAGATGTTTTAGTAGGTTTTAAAACATTTTCTTTTTTGTTATAAAAATTCTTAAAGCTAGAAATCATATATGTATTTATAAAAAAACTCCACATTTTACTGTGGAGTTTTTTATTTTAATTTGCTTTGTTTTTTACTTATTTATTATCAAAAAAGCTTTTATTTCCAGCATTTACAGCAGAAACTTTATTGTTTTTACCTTGGAGTGTTTTTCCTTTATCTCCATGTGCTGTCAATTCTCCTTTGAAACCTTTTCCTGTTAATGGTACTTGTGCTTTCTTTTTCTTAGCAGAAATAGTTCCTTTAACAACTGCATTTCCAGGTTTATTCATTCCTTTTAAAAGTTTTTCTTGATCTACTAATGAATGACCCAAGACTTCTGCATCAACTTCTTCTTTAGCTAATTCTTCGCCTTCTTCTTCTTCGGTTTCTTCACCTTCGTTTTCCATTTCTTCGCCTTCTTCTTCGGTTTCTTCACCTTCTTCTTCCATTTCTTCTTCTTCTGTTTCTTCACCACCGATTGCAGCTTGAAGAATGTTGATTAATTTTTCGGCTGTTTCTTTGTCTAGAGTAAGTGTAACTTCTTCTGAAGATTCTTCTTCGTTTTCACCTTCTTCATCAAAAGCACCGTTATCAAATTCCATTTCGTTTGGAGATTCAGCATTAAACGGAGATTCTTCGGAATCTTCTTTATCAATTTCCCATCCAAAAGTATCGTCTTCTGACAAGATCTTATTATAAAGATCTTCAAAAGGATTTACTGAAGCATTGATTACTTTAGCCTTTTCAAGATTACCTTTTCTGGATTCTCCAGAATTTCTTTTATCTTCTGTTGGTTTTGAAAGCTTAACCTTTTCTGTTGTTTTGTTCTTTTCTTTATTAAGCTTCTCAGTACCTTCAAATGCGTCTTTTCCTGGTTTGTTTTTTTCACCTTTAACAGTGCATTCGTTTTTTCCTTCTGTTAGGATTTCTAGATATTTTTGAGTTAATGGATCTATCATAATTTTTAAATTTGTAATAATACTTACACCAAAACAATACAATTTATACAAATAAATTTTGTTTATTTAAAATAAATTTAGCTTCTTCTTGTAAAGATAATGGTTTAATTAATTCATATTGTTTATCTTCCGGAAACCAAACAATATATAAACCATCTACCTCAAATTGCGTATTTTTTTCTATAATGTGTTTGTATATATGAAGCTGTAATGAATATTTTGTTAATTCACAATCATCCAAATGAGACATCTCGTTTAATAATTTTTGTCCCTTGAATCCTTTTGTTTTTATGTTTTGGTTTGTTTTGTAATCTAATATTGATAGTTTTCCTGTGTCTTTATTTATAGATAAATTATCTATAGTTCCACATACCTTACTTTCAAAGTCACCAACAACAAATTCAGATTTTAAAAAATGAAACTCGTTTTGGTACCATTCATAAAATTTAAAAAAATTTAAGATCATTCCTTTCATCGTATTTTTATACGATATTTTTTTGGAATCAATATCAATAACGTTTTCGTTCAACAGGAATGAATGAAAGGCATTGTCATCTAATGATGTAAACTTTTTATTTAAAAAGTTTTCTACATACTTATGAAACTCTGTTCCCTTAAAACACGAATAGTTTTTTTTATATTCCCATTCTTTTAATACATCATTTACTGATCTTTTTTGTTTAAATGCTACGTTCTTTGCTATTTTTTCTGATTCAAATTCAGTAGAATAGTTTTTTAATAAAGAAGTAACAGAATAATTGCAAAGATCTCCCCTTATCTTATATTTGTGATCTTTTTCAAAAAATTTTACTTCTTTGAAAGAATCATTTAAAAATAAATAATCATCAAAAGTTTTAATTGATTTTAACATAAAGATAGTATATATTTTGTTTTTGGTAAAGACAAGTAAAAAGGAAATAATTATATATTATGAGATTTACTAAAAAACAACTTAATCAAATTTATAAAGAGTGTGTAAGTTTAGTAAAAAAACAAAAACCAGATTTTTTTGTATTCAGAAAAATGAGAGGAGTCATGGGTCTTTGTTACGATGATAGATTAGAATTTGATTATAGGAAGGATGTAATACCAACTATGTTACACGAATGTATACATTACATATATCCAGATTGGTCAGAAACTAAAGTTTTAATAGCAGAAAAAAGATTAATAAATCATCTTTCTGGTCTTGAAATAGCTGAGTTTTTGAAAATACTTTCAAATAAAATTTATAGGTCAGAAATTAAAAAACATGAAAAGGACACTTAGTAATATTAAAAAATTTCTTTGATCTAAAATTGTTTTTATAAATATTGAAAAAAGAAGAACTTGCTTTATACCAGCTATATAAAAGATTTTTATTTTCTTTATGAACCGAAAGATCAAAGCTTTCTCTTTTAAATGGTATTACTTGTGCAATAGGGGTTCCTTTAGGAATAAGACCTTCAAAATCATTTTTAATATAAAATGGAAAGTTAACAGATAGTGGAAAATTATCTGTATCTACTAATCCACCCAAAGTTCTAAATGGTAAATCATCATAATAAAATGGATGAGTAAATAAACATGACCAATTCTTTGGAGTTTCGAATATCCAAAAATTATTAAATTTAAAAGGTTGTTTATTGAAACAATCATAAACAGGAAGAGTTTTTGATTGTTTTTCGTTATGAACTTCTATTAAATTTAAACTATCCAATGCCCATCTAAAACTAAAAAACGTTTCTCCAAATTCGTCTTCTTGTTTTTCTACCCAAACATCACACGGTAGAGGGATATGATATCCACTACCAATCAAGTCTCTTACAGGCATACAATTTTTAATTGTAGATGTAGGCATATTGTATTCATCTATATTTTTAGATGGTGTATAATACGTAGAAGTTTTTTTTATCCATTCTGGATTTTTTTTAATAGCTTGATATGGAGGTTCTAAATATTCCAGATATTCGTTTTTTATCGGATAAACTTTAATTTTTATACTAGACATTACTACATAATAGCATTAATTATGAATAACAGTCAATATGTTTTTTTTAAATTTATTTTTATCTTATTTTTTTTATTTATTAGGGGATTTGTTTTCTAAGATTCCTTTATATTTTTGTTATTTTTTATATTCAAAATTTATGAGTTTATCCGTAAAATTTGACGAAAAGTGTGGATATAAAATTTGGAAAGAATAATCTTGCCTTTACAAGATTTTTAAAGGATAATTATAAGACTATGCTTTTTGAAGAACAAATTTCTCGCAAACCAAATCACTACCCCTGGACAGAACAATTCATGGAAGCCATGCACAATGGCTTTTGGACAGATAAAGAATTTTCATTTAAATCTGATGTCCAACAATTTAAAGTAAAATTAACCGATCAAGAGAAGGAAATTATAGTACGTACATTATCAGCAATTGGTCAAATCGAGGTTGCCGTTAAAACGTTTTGGGCAAAACTAGGAGAAAATTTACCACATCCATCATTAGCTGATTTAGGATATGTTATGGCTAATGTTGAAGTTATACATAATAATGCATACGAACGACTCATTACTACACTTGGATTAGAAAAAGTTTTTGAAGAAAACTTAAAACTTGATTGGATTCAAGGTAGAGTTAAATATTTAAAGAAATATACACATCGTTTCTACAAAGATTCAAAAAAACAATATTTATATGCGCTCATTCTTTTCACTTTGTTTGTCGAAAACGTTTCATTGTTTTCACAATTTTATGTCATCAACTGGTTTGCTCGTCATAAGAATGTTTTAAAAGACACAGACCAACAAGTTAAATATACAAGAAACGAAGAAAATATACATGCTCTTGTTGGTATTAAAATTATTAATACAATACGTGATGAATATCCCGACCTTTTTGATGATGAATTGGTTGAAAAGGTTGTAAGTGAAGCAAAAGAAGCATTTGAATCTGAATCAAAAATTATTGATTGGATGGTCAATGGAATAAAGGAAGAAGGATTGAGTGCAGTGATCTTAAAAGAATTTGTAAAAAATAGAATTAATGAATCGATGGAACAGATAAAGTTTCCTAAAGTTTTTGAAGTCGATAAAGAAATTTTATCATCTACAAATTGGTTTTTAGAAGAACTTTTGGGAAATAATCATGTTGACTTTTTTTCGAGCCGTCCCGTAGAGTACAGTAAAAAATCACAATGTTTTGATGAATCTGAATTATTTTAAAGAAATTAAAACTCCAGAGGAAGCAGTGGCTATTTACAAGGCTATTCAGACCGAAGTAGCAGAGTTTGAAACCAATGAAACAGTCGAAGAACTATCAAAATCTTATAAAATAGCTCAAAAAGAATTTGCTGATGAAATATCTCACAAAATTTGATTGCTATTACACTTCATCTTTACTAAGATATAAACAACACATTTTATGGAAAAAAATATATACTGGCTTAACAAGGATTCGCGTAAATTTTTAGAACGAGGATACTTGTTAGAAGGGGAAACAGCAGAACAGCGAATTCGTGATATTGCAGAAACAGCAGAGAAATATTTAAACAGTAAAGGTTTTGCTGACAAATTTGAAGATTATATGCATAGAGGTTTCTACTCTTTATCAAGTCCAATCTGGGCTAATTTTGGACGTAAGAGAGGTCTTCCTATTTCTTGTTTTGGTTCTTATGTTGGCGATACGATGGAAAACATAATGGAAAAAGTTTCCGAGGTAGCACTAATGACGAAGCATGGTGGAGGAACATCTGCTTACTTTGGTGCATTACGTGGAAGAGGAACACCGATCTCATCTGGTGGAGAATCAACAGGTTCTGTTCACTTCATGGAGCTTTACGATAAGCTAATGGAAGTTGTTTCTCAAGGGAGTGTTCGTAGAGGATCTTTTGCAGCTTATCTTCCTATTGACCATCCAGACATTGAAGAATTCTTACAAATTCGTGGAGAAGGACATGCAATTCAAAACCTTTCTATTGGAGTTTGTGTATCTGATGAATGGATGAAAAAGATGGTAGATGGAGATAAAGATGCTAGAAAAATTTGGGGTCTTGTTATTAAGAAAAGATTTGAATCTGGTTATCCTTATATTTTCTTTTCTGATAATGCTAATAACCAAGCACCACAAATTTATAAAGACAAAGGATTAAAAATAAACAATTCCAATCTGTGTTCAGAGATAATGCTTTCAAACCAAGAAGACGAATCTTTTGTTTGTGATTTATCTTCTTTGAATTTAGAGCAGTGGAAAGAAATAGTACACACTGATGCTGTAGAAATATTAGTTTATTTTCTAGATGCTGTAATGTCTGAATTTATTGATAAAACAGAAGGTATCAAATTCATGGAATCACCTAGAAAATTTGCTATTAGTCAAAGATCATTAGGAATTGGTGTTTTGGGTTGGCATTCTTTATTACAATCCGAAAAGATAGCTTTTGAATCCTTTCATGCAAAGGCATTAAATGTTCAAATTTGGAAGGGAATCAGAGAACGTGCTGATAATGCAACATGGTTTTTAGCTAGAAATTATGGAAATGCTCCAATTTACGAAGGAACCGAATATTCCAGAAGAAATACAACAACACTTGCTGTTGCTCCAACAACATCATCAAGTTTTATTCTCGGTCAAGTATCTCCAAGTATAGAACCGCTCAATTCAAACTATTTTGTAAAGGATTTAGCAAAAGGTAAATTTACATATAAGAACCCATATCTTAAAAAACTTCTAAAGGAAAAAGGAAAAGACGACGATGATACATGGAAGTCTATTCTTGTAAAAGGTGGAAGTGTTCAACAT